GTTGTAGACACCCTGATAAACTCAGGCGTAGAGTTCTGTGGCTCACTTAGAGCACACGGTAATCAGATAGCACAACAGCGAGAGATGCTAGTCAATCGTTGGTATGACAATAACAAATCTGATTGGCTACTCTGGCTTGACTCAGACATTATGATTACTCCAGATAAATTTCTTAAACTCTGGAATCGTAGAGATGCCAAGGACATACCATTGCTCACAGGTGTTTACTTTACAAGTAATGAACCAGAGCAACCACTGATGAAGCCGTTAGCAACTGTCTATGAGTTTGCTGAGGTAGCAGACGGTATTGGGATTAGAAGGTTAGACCCATTGCCTAAGAATACCTTTATGAAAGTAAGTGCTGCTGGTATGGGCTTTTGCCTAATGCACCGCAGTGTAATAACAAGAATTAAAGAAGCATTACCAGGAGTCCCCTTCTTTACAGAAGTGGGTGCTAACAAGCAGTTTACTGGTGAGGACATCTACTTCTTTGCAGTAGTAAACAAAGCAGAGATTCCACTCTGGTGTGATACTGGTGCAACAGTAGGGCATATGAAACGATTTAATATGGACGAAAACTATTACGATGCATTTGGTAGGGGCAAGGGTTATGCAAACTAAATATCCTAACTGGTTTGAGATGACTGCAAAGCAGAACTTTGAGTCACAACTTACTCCGCTTGCTGGCAAGTTTGGATTAAGATTCCTACAGATTGGTGCCTTTACAGGCGATGCAACTGTATGGATGGTAGATAACATACTAACTCAAAAGGATTCAATCCTAGAGGATATAGATATTTGGACTGGCTCAGATGAAGATGAGCATAAGGCTATGGACTGGGCAGATGTTGAACGTGTGTATGACTCACGTATTGCATTTAGACCTAACGTAATTAAATACAAGATGGATAGCAGAGAGTATCTACGTTCTGTAGAAGAACCTACCTTTGACTTTATCTATATTGATGGAGACCACACCGCAGAGGGTGTGTTGCAAGATGCAGTCCTTGCTTGGCGATTACTTAAGCCAGGTGGCATTATGGCATTTGATGACTATTTATGGGAAGACCCTAGAGGTATTGAGTTCCAGCCAGGCTGGTCAATAGATACCTTTGTAGGGGCAGTCAAAGAAGAATCAGAAGTTTTACTATCAAACTCACAAGTATGGCTAAGGAAAAATAATGACAGCAGCCTGGACACGTAAAGAAGGCAAGAACCCTAAAGGTGGGCTTAATGCTAAAGGCAGAGCATCCTATAAGGGTGGCACCTTAAAAGCCCCTGTAAAGGCTGGAGACAACCCTAGACGGGCATCTTTTCTAGCACGTATGGCTGGCAATCCTGGACCAGAGCGTAAGCCAAATGGTGAGCCAACAAGATTACTTTTATCTCTACAGGCTTGGGGTGCATCATCTAAGGCTGATGCTAGAGCCAAGGCTGCAGCAATATCTAATAGAAACAAGGGTAAAAAATAATGGCAGGAACAGCGGGTAGTAGTTTAACAGCAGAATTAAATCGTCTTGCTGGCACAACTGGCAAGGCTGCACAAGGCGCAGCAAACACCTATGCAGGCACATCTGGTCTAAGTCTAAACGCAGCCCTTAACATTAAGGCTAGTGCAGTACGTCAACCTTCTGCATACAAAGGACTCAACGCTATCTGTAATGAACTTGCTGGTACTACTGGTAAATCTGCAAGCGATGCATTAAGGACTCTATAGTGACTACATTAACCGATATGATTAACGAAGTGTCAATGAACCTTTCAGGTTACACACTTCAACAAGACCGTGCTACACACATTACAGCAGCCGTAGCAGCAACTGCCTCAACTATTGCAGCACCAATTACTCTATCTCTTGCATCTACCGACAGTGTTGGTAAAGGCATTGTTGAGATTGATGAAGAACTATTCTGGGTAGATAACTATGACCGAGTTGGTAACACTGCAACTATTGCTCCTTATGGTAGAGCATATCTAGGAACTACTCTTGCTGCACATACAGAAGGCACTAAGGTTACTATTGCTCCTACATTCCCTAGGTTTGTAATTAAGCGAGCAATCAACGATACTATTACTGCTATTGGTTCATCTATCTTTGCAGCAAAAACAACTACAATTACATCTAATGCTGCCGTTGCAGCCTTTAGATTACCTGCTACTGGTACTACTTTAAATATTCGTTCTATTCTTGCTGTTGCATATCAATCACTAGGTGCAAGTAAAGAATGGATTCCACTTCGTACATACCGTTTTGATGGTAATGCTAACTCAACTGCATTTACTAGCGGTCAGACTATTTCTATCTATGATGCTATTCCTTCAGGACGTACTGTTCAAGTTGTATATGCTACTAATCCAAGTTCTTTTTCTACTAATGAAGATGTGTTTACAACACAAACTGGGTTACCTGAGTCTTGTAAAGACTTAGTTATTCTTGGTGCTACCTATCGTTTGCTATCTAACCTTGACCCAGCACGTGCATCAATGGTTAGCCCACAAGCAGATGAGACAGATAGCAAACGTCCATACGGTTCATCTCAATCACTTACTAAACAAGTTTACGCTTTGTTTAATCAACGATTAAATGAAGAAGTTAAAAAGCAACAAGACAGTTATCCTATCCGTATCCACTACTCCCTTTGATAGGCAGATAAATGACAACTAGAAAGTATTCATCCCGCGCTCAACAGACTACGTTATCAAGTGGCATCACCTCTGGTGATACATCTATGACAGTAGGTTCTGGTGCTAACCTAATGGGTGGTAAGACACCTGCAGTAGGTGAAACCTATACCGTTGTTATTGACCCTGATACAGCCTCCGAAGAAATTGTAGATGTAAGTAACTATGCATCAGGTAACACCCTTACTATTGCTAGAGGCATTGATGGTTCTACTGGTGTAGCCCACTCCGCTGGCGCAGTAGTTCGGCATATGGTTATTGGTCGTGACTTAACTGAGGCTAACACTCATACAGAAAATACAACCACAGCACACGGTGTAACAGGTGCAGTAGTTGGAACAACCAACACACAGACTTTAACTAACAAAACTTTGACTACTAATACAACTCTTACTAGTCCAACAATTACAACACCTAGTATTAGCGCACCTAACATTACTGGAACTGTAACTGCGGTTAACCTGACTGCCTCTGGCACGGTAACTGCAGCATTGCACTCAGGTCCTTTGACTGGCAACGTAACAGGTAATGTGACTGGTAACTTAACTGGAACGGTCACTGGTAGTGCATCTCTTAATCTACTTAAGAGTGGTGACACTATGTCTGGTGCTATTGCTATGGGTGCTAATAAGATTACAGGTCTAGGCACACCTACTGCTAACACAACAGATGCAGCCAATACTGCTTATGTAGATGCAGCAATTACTACTGCAGTAACAAATGTTATTGCCTCTGCTCCTGCGCTGTTAGATACTCTTGATGAGTTGGCTGCAGCCTTGGGTGATGATGCTAACTTTGCAACTACAGTTACTACTAACCTGGCACTCAAAGCACCACTTGCATCTCCTGCTTTGACTGGTATTCCTACTGCACCTACCGCAACAGCGGCTACCAATACAACTCAGATTGCTACTACTGCTTTTGTTCAGTCAGTAACTACTGCCCCTAGCAACCTAACAGGTCCAATTACATCTGTAGGTCCAGCAACATCTATCGCTTCTCAGACTGGAACTGGAACTAAGTTTGTAGTAGATACTAGCCCTACACTTGTTACACCCGTGTTAGGTGTGGCTACAGCCACATCTATTAACGGTACAACTATTCCGTCATCTGCTACTTTAGTTAAGACAGCAGATACTCTTGCCGTTCATTCATCTACTACATCTGCTCAACTAGCAGGAGTTATCTCAGATGAAACTGGTTCGGGTGCATTAGTCTTTGCTACTAGCCCAACATTAGTTACACCTGTTCTTGGAACTCCAACATCGGCAACATTGACTAATGCTACTGGTTTACCTGTAAGCGGAATAACTGCTTCAACCACTACTGCACTTGGAGTAGGAAGTGTTGAATTAGGACACGCAACTGATACAACCATTGCTAGAGTTTCTGCTGGTGTTGCATCCATTGAAGGTGTCAATATTGTTACAACTTCTTCAACCGATACTCTTACTAACAAAACTTTGACTACACCAACTATTTCATCTCCTAAAATATCTAGCACTTACACTGCAAAGACTGCTGCCTATACCTTCGCCTCTGGCGATGAAGGTCAACTGTTCTCAATGAACAACGCTGCAACCGCGCAATTCAATATTCCAACAGATGCAACCTTTAACTTCGCAGTTGGAACAGAGATAAATGTGTTTTGGATTACAGGTGCAGGGCAGCCAACAATCGGCGCAGTAACTCCTGGAACTACCACGGTCATTTCAACAGGTGCTACATCTGCAACGCCAAAATTGCGTGTGGCGAACTCTGGCGCAACTTGTAAGAAACTGGCTGCAAACTCTTGGATTATTTTTGGAGACCTTTCCTAATGACTCCAATGTTAGGAATAATGGCTAGTTCAATAAGTGGCAGCAAAATCTCGACAAACTCTTATCAATCTATTGCTACCTCAACAGTCGGCTCTGGTGGCACTGCCAATGTAACTTTTAGTTCTATCCCTGCGACTTTTACTCATTTACAAATTAGGGCAATAAGCAAAACAAACCGCACAACTGCAAGTGTTGACTCTCTGAAACTTCAATTTAACGGAGATACTGCCACAAATTACGCTTACCACGAATTAATTGGCGATGGCGCTAGTGCGCTTTCCGATAACGCAACTTCCAACGCTTTTGCTGCTATTGCTAGAACTGCTGGAAATGCCAACACAAGTTTCTTTGGTGCATTTACCTGCGACATATTGGATTACGCCAATACTAACAAATACAAAACAATTAGAACTTTAAGTGGCGTTGATTTGAACGGTAGCGGCGCGGTATTTTTTAACTCTGGGTTGTGGCAATCCACTTCTGCTATTACTTCAATAGTTATTGCGCCCCAAACAGGCACTTTGTTAAATGAATACTCATCATTCGCCCTATATGGAATAAAAGGAGCATAGACAATGGCTGCTGGCGCAACCTACGAACCGATAGCGACAACTACTGCAAGCGGTTCAGTAAGTTTTGTAACTTTTAGTTCTATTTCGGCTAGTTACACCGACTTAATTTTGGTAACTAATTGTGGCTGTGTAAGCGGTGCTGCGGCTTTGGCGGTTCAAATGGGAACTGGGTCATTAGATACTGCCACAAATTATTCAACAACTTGGCTTTCTGGAAACGGCACAAATGCAGCAAGTGGCAGAGTAACTTCAAATTCTTATCTTTACATAGATGCAAGAGTGGTTTTACCTTTAAGCGTTACAGCAAATGCAATTATCCAGTTCCAAAACTATAAAAATACAACCACATATAAAACAATTTTAAGCCGTTACAATGATGCTGCTGGTGAAACAGTTGCGGGAGTTGGCTTGTGGCGTTCAACAGGTGCAATAAATACTATAAAAATTTACAATGACAATTCTAACAATTTTGTATCTGGCTCAACCTTTACCCTTTACGGAATTGCGGCGGCATAGACTATGGCTAATACTTATACTTTGATTGAGGCAAAGACTTTGACTACCTCAACAGCGAGCGTTACCTTTTCTAGTATTCCTGCTACCTTTACTGATTTATTGCTTAAAATATCTGCTCGCAACACTTCTACGGGTGGAAATTGTGTAATTACTTTTAATGGTTCATCAAGCAGTTATACAAATAAAATTCTCACTGGAAATGGTGCAGCCGCTTCATCTACCGCAGGAAGTATTACTGGATTGGACAGCGAATTAGTACCTTCTAGTTATACTGCTTCTACTTTTTCAAACAGCGATGTTTACATACCTAATTACCTTAGCACCAGCAATTATAAGGCTGTTAGTACAGATACGGTCAGCGAAAATAATGCTGCAACTGCTTACGCTGATTTTCTCGCAGGTCTATGGGCTGCAACTCCTGCGGCAATTACCTCAATTACTTGCACCCCAAATGCTAATAATTTTGCCCAATACTCAACCTTTTATCTATACGGCATCAAGAACTCATAAGGAGAAAACAATGGATAAACCAACCAGAATAGAAATCAACTGCACAACAGGGGAAACTTCTATTATCGAACTAACCGATGCTGAGATTGCTGATATGGAAACAGCAGCCTTAGCAGCAGCAGACCAACAAGCAGCAGCAGAAGCCGAAGCAGCAGCCAAGGCTGCCCTAAAAGCATCAGCTAAAGCAAAGTTAATTGCTGGCGAACCTTTGACAGCAGAAGAAGTAGACACACTCGTTATCTAAGGAGCAAATATGCGCACAGGCCAATACTCAGTAAGCACCACAGCAGCAAAATTATTTGACCAAGCAGGGTCTTCGCGTGTTTGTAATATACACGTTGAAACAACTCCTATATTTATTGGTGATCGTAACGTTACTTCCTCTACTGGATTAAAGTTAGATGCTAACCAAAAGTTGGTCCTTACCATTTCAGGTGGAACAGAAATTTGGGGCGTTACAGCTTCAAGCACAGCCTCAGTTTATGTAATGGAAAATTAACCTATAACCGTAAGGTGCAAGCAATGAAAACCTCAGATTACCTAGTAGCACTTCTCGGCTTTAGCACCCTTCTTGGGGCTTTAGCCGGGGGAGTGCGATTTTTAGTTAAATCTTATTTATCTGAACTTAAACCTAACGGCGGTAGCAGTATGCGAGATGCAGTTAATGTAAATAGCACCCGTTTAGAACGATTGGAAGAAAGAGTAGATTCAATCTACGAAATCCTTTGCAAAAATAGATAGAAAGTTGATATGAAACTTCCCCCAAAGTTTTCAAGATTACTTGCAGTAACATTTTTAGTATTTAATTCAGTATTTTTGTTTCCTGCTTTGGCGATGGCAGATGACATTATTATTAACTTAAACCCCGATACTGCTTATGTAGATACAACAATAGAAGTAATAGCCTCAAGTGAGTATGTAATTGAAACAATTACTGGCCCACGCTTTGAAACAGCGCCCGATGGAACGATGACAGTTCGTGCTGGTTGGGTAGATTCTTGGATTGAACTGCGGCAAAATGATGTTGTTCTTAGAGCAGATGATGACAGCAACCATGTTGCCGGGGTTAATGAATATGCTTCTAAATTAACAGGAACTATTGATATTGGCACTTATACAATTCGTGCCACTTCATACTTAAACAGAGTTGGCTATGGAACTCCAACAGGAACTTATGTTTTGAGCAGTAATTTAATTCAACCTACTCCTGAACCAACTCCCGAGCCAACAATAGAACCAACGCCTGACCCAACTCCTGCGCCAACAATAATTCCTACACCAACCCCTGAACCGACACCAACACAAACTCCTACGGCGCAACCAACTCCCGAACCAACACCTACGCCTCAACCACCAATTGTTATTCCTGACCCGCCAGTTTTTATTCCTGACCCACCTATTGCAATACCTGATCCACCGCCAGCAATAGAACCTCAGCCACCAATTATAGAACCTGAGCCAATTGTCCTACCTCAACCCGAACCTGAGCCATTACCCCCCGTAGAGCCGCCACCTGCACCTCAAGAGCCACAACCTGAACCCGAAGTTGTGCCAATCGAACCTGCTCCTGAGCCTGCTCCAATTCCTCAGCAAGAGGAAGTTGTTGTTCCTCAAATTCCCGAACCTGCGCCTGAACTTCCATCTGAACCACCTTTAGTTGAAGGACTTGAACCTAATAGCCCAAATCAATTGCCTGACGATATACCAAAGATGCCAGAAGATAACTTATTGACACCGCATATACAAGAAGATAAAGCAGGTGTAGAAAATGGTGGTATTGAATTCTTTGGAACTAAATCTCAACCACAAGTAATTGGCGAAGATGGAAACCTCACACCACCACCACCACCCCCAGGATCAGGTTTGCCAATCCCTGCTGATGCAATAACAGTTGAAGATACTTTCATTGGTCAACCAGGTGGCACAACATTTAACTCACCTGACGTTGCTATTCCTATTCCTTTAATTCCACTCGAAGGAGCAATTGCTGCAATACCTGGAGCAGAAACAATCAATGAAGCGTTTAATACATTACAAAATATAGGTAACGATATGTCGCCGATTACCCGTAAGAAAGCCAAGAAAATTCTTGTAATTACTGCGACAATTGGACAGATAGCGGCACTTAGAAGGAGATTTTAATGACATTTATTAAAGAAGTTTTATCTGATTTAGCCCATCAAATATGGACATTCGTGGGTTTATTTTCAGCTTGGCTAGTTCTTACTGGCTCTGCTAAGACTGTTGTTGGTTACGCTATTATGATTTCTATTTTCCTATGGGTAACTACATTCCGTTTGCGCAATCCAAAGGATAAAAAATGAAAGACATATTTATCCGAGTTGGATCAGTATTTATTCTAGGCGCATTAGGAACTATCGGTGCTGCTGCTATCCTAAATGTAAATCCTATTATTGGCGCTGGTATTGCTGGCTTGATAGCCTGTTCTGAAGTAATTAAAGACTTGGCTAAAGCCTATCTTGATGATGGAAAATTAACTAAAGCCGAAATTAATGAAGTTTTTTCAAAAGCTGTAAAGAAGCCAAAGGAATAACATGAGCCTAACTGCTGACAAAATTATTGAAATTGCTAAAGCCGAAGTAGGCACAGAAGAAGAACCTGTAAACAAAACCAAATACGGCAAATGGTATGGAATGAATGGTCAGCCTTGGTGCGCTATGTTCGTATCATGGTGTTTCTCAAAAGTGCCGGGCGCTACTTCCCTAATCGCCCAATCCCCTAAAGGATTTGCTGGATGCGAAGCATTTGAAGCATGGGCTAAGAAAAAAGAATTAAACGTGCCTGTTGATACTGTTCAAGCAGGGGATATTGTCCTCTTTGACTTCAATAAACAAGGCAAATCAATCCATGTTGGGCTTGTTATCGGCTATGATAAGAAGAAGCATTTGATTGAAACTGTCGAAGGCAATACTTCGGGAGAAGGCAAAGCTGGCAGTCAGGATAATGGAGAAGGTGTCCACATCCGACATAGATCACCAAGCCTAGTTCGAATGGTTGTTCGACCAAAATACAAAGACTAAGGAGAAATATGCTAGACAAACTATCACCTGCAAATCGCCACATGGTAATCGCTTTATTAGGTTCACTTCTAGGCGAATTGGCTAACCAACTTCCAAATGTAAATCTTCCTGCAAGTATCGCCCCTATCGCTGGAGCGCTTTTAACATCAGCAGTCCTTCGCGTATCTGCTCTGACAAAGCAATATGGAATTAAAGGTTAAGGTATAATAAATGAATAAGGTCGCAATGGAATTAGTTATTACCGCCGATGCGGAAGTAACTCACGCAGACGGAACTAAGGAGTCAGAATGACAGTAGGACTAGCCACAACAACTTTGGCAAACAATTGGCTTAATATGCTTCGCGGAACTGCGTTTACTGCTCCATCTGCAACCTATATCAAATTGCACACAGCCGATCCGGGTGCTGCTGGAACTTCAAACGCTTCAGCAGTTACCACTCGTCAAGCTGCAACATTTTCTGCCGCATCATCAGGAGCGCTTGCACTTTCAAACTCACCTGCTTTCACTATGACTGCGACAGAAACTATTACTCATATTTCTGTTTGGGATGCTTCTACTGCTGGCAATCTTCTTTGGACTGCTGCGTTGACTACTTCTAAGTCAGTTGTTAATACAGATACACTTACCTTCACAACACTTGGAGTCGCGCTTACACCTTTGGCTGCCTAGTTATCGGTAGTTCGGGGGTGCTTGCATGGCGTATGGCATTAGTTATACCCAATTAAAGTTTGATACCCCTTTCTTTGCACCTGCTCCTGGGTTTTATGTAGGACAAATAACAAGCAATCTCTCGGGTTATGATCCGAGAGTATTGTCATATCAAGCACCGTTTTACGGAACTTCTTATGGAACACCGCGTTATTATTTTGGCCCAACTCCTGTTTATTATGTTGATGTTTCAACAACAGTAACTGCAACCCTTACTTCGATTGCGCAAAAGAATGGTTTTGCTAGTGCTAATACTTCTATTAGTGCTGCATTAACCGCAGCAGGACTTCGCAACTCTTTATTGGCTGCTTCAACTACTGCCAATGCAAGTTTGACTGCTGATGCACTCCACGCAGAATTTGCGGATGAAACATTTACTGCAACTGCCGGGGTTAGTGGAACTGCAACGCTTAATATGCGCGTTCAGACTACAACTTCTATAACTACAACTCTTACTGCTGATTCAATTGTAACTAGATACGCTAGTGCTTCTACCGCTTTAACTGTTGCCCTAACTACTGATTCATTAAAAACCGAAAATGCAAATACAACTACTTCTGTTAGTGCTACTTTAACTGCCGATGTTATTAAGGGTGTTGTAGCCGATTCACTTCTTACAATTATTGAAACTTCACAAACAGTTATTTCTAGTTTATTTTATGTTGAATCAACCTTAGATATAGTCGCAGGGTTAACAGGCGAGATAATCCGTGGGCATACAGTTGATTCTCAAACAAGCACAACTTTTACCGCTACGACTAAGGTTAAAAAAGCTAACCCAATAACTGACCACGATATTGTGGTATTTGGTCAGATTTACCCTAGACCATGGGCGGGTGAACTTAAAGACCGCAGGTGGGTTGGAGAAGTATCTCCTATGCTTAATTTTGCAGGATCACTAGGTTCTAAGCGTTGGTCTAATGGTATGCTTGGCGACAGAAATAAGTTTGGCTCACTCGCTCAAAAGCGTTGGGAAGGAATCTTACAATGACAAATATCTACCCACGCGAGAGTGTGGAATTCCAACCTATCTTGGTTACTTTAGATGGAGTTCCGGTAACAACAGCTGTAGAAACAGCAGTTCTCTTGCCAAGCGCTCGCCCCGCAGAGTCTGATTGGGTAACTGCCTATGCTCTTAATGGAGATGTTGGAGTCTTAGTTCAAGACCTTGAAGCAGGAACTTGGAATGTTTGGGCGCGCATTACCGACTCGCCAGAGATACCTGTTATAAATTGCGGGTCTTTTGTAGTATCCTAATTTTTGCGTAGATAATGCGCCCCTAGCCCCCACAAGGCCGATCACTTGTGGGGGTTTTTCTTTGCGACACGAACTTTCCATTGAGGATTAAATCACCATAATCTGTTAATGTTTACGCAACTCATAGAAAGGGTTGAAGATGATTGACAAAATTCTTGAAGATCGGCAAGAACAATACGGCGATGCTGAAGTCAATTTTGCTATTGCAGGGCGTATTTGGGGGGCAATGCTCCAAATGGAAGATATACCTGCTTGGCAAGTAGCTTTAATGATGGATGCCTTTAAGTCAGTTAGATGTATTGCCAATCCTGACCACAAAGATTCCTGGCACGACAAACTTGGTTATATCAAACACGGCATACAAATCACGGGTGCATAGTGGGATTACTAGACGATCTTAAAAATGATGGCAATTTCCTACATTCTCGTAGAGGTATTTGCAGCGTATGCACATTCCTAGAATCGCTAAATAAAGAAGAAACTCTAGCCATCAAAGAAAGACTAGAAGATAAAAACACCTCAAGTTCTGCTTTAAGCAAAGTTCTTAAGAATAACGGGCATAACATTCAAGAAGGAACGCTAGCCCGCCATCGTAGAGGAATATGTCTTAATGGCTCTAAAGGATGAACTAGAAGAATTAAAAAAAGAATCTGATCCTGAAATTGTTGAATTGCGCAAAGCGCTAAACAACACCCAAAAACAATTAGCCAAAGCCAAAATTCGCAATGATGAACTTGTAATTGCTACTCAACGTGGTGCTTATGAAGCGATGCTTGCTCTTGGAAAAGTAACACCAGTTGTTGCTCCAAAAACAGATAATCGTAAAGCAAAACCTGAAGTAGCTTTAGTCCATTCAACGGATTGGCAAGGCTCTAAAATTACTACTTCTTACAATAGTGAAGTAATGAGAAAAAGAGTTCTTCAATTTGCAGATAAAATTGTTCACCTTACTGAACTCCAACGCCAACATCATCCCGTAAAGGAATGTGTAGTTATGTTCGGTGGAGATATGGTTGAAGGTTTATTCAATTATCCGGCACAACTTTGGCAAATTGATGCCTCATTATTTGGGCAATTTACCAGCGTATCAAGATTATGTGTGGACTTTGTTCGAGTAATGCTTACCAACTTTGAAAAGGTAACTGTTGTTGCTGAGTGGGGAAACCACGGGCGCATAGGTAGCAAGCGAGCTGAAGTTCCCAAGAATGACAATGTTGATCGTATGGTTTATGAAATGGCTAGACAAATACTTTCTAATGAAAAAAGACTAACCTGGGAAGATTGCCCTGAAGATATACAAGAAGTAGCAGTTGGCAATTACCGCGCTCTGTTAATGCATGGTGACGAACTAGGGCGATCAGGATTTGCTAGTCCTGCTGCATGGATTGCTGGTGCTAACCGTTGGAAGGCTGGCGCTCACGATTACGATTTCCACGATATTTATTTAGGACATTACCATCGCCACGCACAAGAGCCAATCCAAAAGAACTTTAATCTTTATTGGACTGGTTCTACTGAAAGCGATAACCGATATGCGAGAGATTCAATGGCTGCATCAGGTATGCCTAGTCAGCGACTTCACTTTGTTGATCCCGATAAAGGTCGCGTAACGGCTCAATATCAAGTTTGGTTAGACTAATGAAAGCGGTATCACTATTTGCAGGAGTAGGTGGCTTTGATTTAGCACTTGAACGCAATGGAATGGAAGTTGTTGCTTCAGTAGAGATAGATAAAAATGCACGAAAGGTATTGGCGAAAAGGTTTCCCAATTCAACAATTTTAGAGGATGTGTGCGATGTTACAGGAAAGCAACTCTTTGAACTCGGATTTAATTCAGATGGAATTATTGTCGGTGGATTCCCCTGTCAAGACCTCTCCGTGGCTGGCAAACGTGCTGGATTGGCTGGCGGCAGATCAGGTTTATTTTGGGAAATTGTTAGAATCCTCGAAGAAACCAAATCAAAATTCTTCATTTTGGAAAATGTCCCAGGTTTACTTTCAAGCAACAAAGGAAGAGATATGGGAACAGTCATCGGAGCGTTGGATGACCTCGGGTATAGCATCGCGTGGCGAGTGCTTGATGCTCAATACTTCGGAGTTCCCCAAAGACGGCGCAGAGTCTTCATTGTCGGATGTCTTGGAGATGACTGGCGAACACCTGCTGAAATACTCGCTATCCTCGAAGGCCGCGCAGGGTATCTTGCGCAGAGCAAACCGAAGGGAAAAAACATTGCCGAATCAACTTCAGAAAGCATTGGAGCATTTGGCGAATCAAGTTTTGGACAATACAAAGAAGGACAAGTAAGCACTCTTAAACAATCTGGTGGTGTCCTAGGTGGTGGAAGTGAAACCTTCTTGGTTCACGAAAGCTCGTAGAGCGCAAAGCGCGGAAGATTTTGAAACTTGGATTCAGGGGGGGGCAGTTCCTACATTGAACGCATTTGATAATGGGGATACAAGAGCAACCGTTTTAATTTTTGATGGACATAGGGTTGATGACATTAGAATTCAGGGCGATGTAATCAACACATTGCAAGCACGAATGGGAACAGGCGGGGGAAATGTTCCAATGATCTCTTACCCAATACAAGATGGGCGCGATATGGAAAAAAACCAAAATGGTTTAGGCATTGGTGATGAAACTGATCCTTCTTATACTCTTGACAGAACAGGTGGGCAAGCCGTGGCTTATTCAATAAGAGAAGATGCTAAGGCAAATACTTTTAGTGCGACAGAAACGGATACCGCATTGACAGTTCAGGCACATCAGCCTTCAGTTCAATCGCACCATGCTCAATTGTTTATTGCAGATTCTCCTATTGTTCGCCGTTTAACTCCTGTTGAGTGCGAGCGCCTTCAAGGATTTCCTGATAATTGGACTGATGACCAAGCCGATACAAACCGTTACAAGCAAATGGGAAACGCAGTAGCAGTTCCTGTTGTTGATTATATTATTAAACGCTTAGTTACTTTGAATACTGAATCATTGTCTGATACGGCGGTGCAGTAAAAGCAGTAAGTTCGGTTGCAATTTCCATAGCCCGCATTGGTTCTGCTCCGGCAGATAAAGCGCCAAGAGCGTAAGCAGCTCCTGATCCAACTCCATATAACCCATTGCTAGATTTCATTACTGCAAGGTCTTGGTCAACATCAAAGAGTTCGCCATTGACTGCAATAAGGAATTGAAATCTTGAACCTGAATTTTTTTCCTGGTCTTCGTCAAAGTTGTAACCATTGGCTTTAAGACATTCACGAAGCGAAGGCATAGCCTTTGAAATCATAAAATGGTAGATGTCTTGGCGGTCTTTAGAAGTAACCGTTGGTGGCTTCCAAAGGTGTTGGGCAATATCACAAGGGCTAACTTCCCCTGATCCCCCAATAATAAACTCCCCAACCTGAGAAAGTTTCTTCATTGTCGGGTGGGTATAGATTCTTCCCCCATCATCCGTTACCCGGTTATCGGCTATTAAGGTGCAACTATCCTCATGTTCGATTCCAAGTATCGTGGTCATTAAAAATCTTCCTCGTCAACCCCTGTATGCAAAGTCATAGTTGTAATGTCAATACCTTTTGTGGTCGCAGTTTCAATAGTTTCATGGAACATTTCCAACGCCCTAGAAGTCATATCATGCAATCCATCGGGGTAGGTGAGTTCTGTTTGGACAGAAACGGATAACCCACCTAGCCGTATTTCGATTGATGAAAATGTCATGGGGTCATCCTCTCACGACACGCAGAACGAGGGGGTTATTGACACCAAACATTACGCTCGTATAGATTACTACCAATGGCCTATTCAAAGGCCCAAACGAAAGGGTAAACATGAGCGATCATGGATTAGTTCTAAAAGCAGACCAAGATTTTTGGTCAGATTCACAGATAGCTGCACTTAGCCAACTTGGACTCTCAAGAGCTTCTAAGGGCGATTTGCAGGTTTTCTTCCACCAATCACAACGCACAGGGTTAGACCCATTTGCCCGCCAAATTTATATGATTGAACGCGGTGGTCGTTACACAATTCAAACCTCTATTGATGGATTCCGCATTGTTGCGCAACGCTCTGGCAATTACGGCGGTCAAACAATGGCTGAATGGTGTGGAACGGATGGAGTTTGGAAAGATATTTGGTTGGAATCAACTCCACCTGTTGCTGCTCGTATTGGCGTTTATTACAAAGGTTCTGATAAAGCAACTTACGCTTCTGCTAAATGGGATTCTTATGCAAATCCTTCAAGTCCTATTTGGAAGAAAATGCCTGACTTAATGTTGGCTAAATGTGCAGAAGCACTTGCACTACGCAAAGCATTTCCTAACGATCTATCCGGCGTTTACACAACCGAGGAAATGAACCAGGCAGATGCGGTTGAAAAGAAACCTGAATCTCCTTCTAAAGCAAAAACTCCTGCGCTTCATATTGAGCCAGCAGTTGTAATCTTTACAGAAGAAGAAACAAAATACATAAAAGATGTTTTTAATGAAGTTAAAACCATTACTGACATTGACCAATTGCGTGAAATTTGGTCAGAAGATAAAAAGTATTTAGATGTCAACATTGATGGCATTACTTTGAAAGATTTAATTTCAAATCGTGTTGCTGAACTTAAAGCAGTAACCCCGGCGGTTGAGGTAACAGAATGAGCGTTGCGGTAGGTCAATCGCTAGCCGATGTTGGTGCAAAGTCTGCATTGCTAGCCAAAGCAGTTTGGTCTTGCAAAGCTGACATTTGGTTAAATAGTTTAGAGCCAGGCTTCCGCATAACTTCAGAAGATTTAACTAATGCAATTGGATTTCCTGATGATAAATGTCCAAATGCTAATAATGCAGTCGGTGCAAAGATTCGTTTTTGGGCGCATAACAAATCAATAACTCGCATTGGGTTTATGAAATCAACGCGCTCTGCATCCCATGCTCGAATGATTGCTCTTTGGGAAAAGTTATGAGCCAAACAGTAACTCCAATGCAGGTCGAAGCAAGATTGATTTCGCTTTCCAAAGAGATTGACACAGTTCAAGTCGAACTCAATGAAGCGGAAAAACAATACTTCACGATCAAAGGACAATATGAAATTGCGCTCGCAAAGGCTAGGCGCGCTCTTGCCGGGGCTAAAAGTGGTGAAGGCAAATCCTTAACCGCTACTGAAAAAGAAGATATGGCGCTGATTGCTAATGAAGATTTACACCTTCAAATGCTTTCTGCCGAAATCCTAGTGCGAGCTTGCCGTGGAAATGCAGCAAGAATCAAAACCCAAGTGGACATTACTCGTTCTATTGGGTCATCAGTTCGCAGTTCTATGGAGTTATCTTGAGCGAAGATACAGGGATTTATTTATACAAACTCTTAACAGGAGCAATTGTTGCCCAGGATAATCTTAGGGATCGCTCAATGCAGACCGAGATTGGGCCTTCGCAAATTGGTGGATGCCGCCGTCAGGTGTATTACCAATTAACCGAGAAGCCTATTCTTAATGGAACTGAGCCATTGGCTGCCATTCTTGGAACTTTTATCCATGCAGGAATTGCCGATGCGATTAAACGCGAAGACCCATTTGGCGATAACTTCTTAATTGAACAGAAGATAGATGCCTTTGGTATTCCTGCTCATACTGATTTGTATATTCGAGATAAGCAATTAGTTGTAGATTGGAAAACAACTACTCGCAAATCTTTACGTTACTTTCCTAGCGAACAACAGATTATGCAGGTTCAAATCTATGCGCATATTCTCAAAGCTAATGGCGAAGACCCTAAGACAGTTTCTTTGGTAACTATTCCTAGAGATGGAAAGTTAGAAGAAATTATGGTTCACCATGAACCGTATAACCCTGAAATTGCTGAAGCCGGATTGAAATGGCTTGATGAAGTGAAAACTATGGCTGAAAACAAGGAAATTCCCGATCCTGAAAAGCCTAAACATTTCTGCAAAATGTATTGCGAATGGTATGACGAAACAGGGGTGGATGGGTGTCCTTCCTTAAAACGGGGATAGATTGGGAGAAGGCGAAGTGTCGCGGTATGGAAACTAATGATTTCTATACCGTGGAAGAAAAGCGCCAAACCGTCAAACTCCAAATGGAAATGATGGAAGTAATACGCCCGACTTGTTTTAGTTGTCCTATTTGGCAAGATTGTTTACGTTATGCAATGAAGAATGAAGAATTCGGTGTATGGGGTGGTTTAACTAGCACCGAAAGAAATTCATTTAAGACTTATAGATTTTCAGATATAAAAAACCGAACAGTAAAGATATTAGAAGTATTTGGAATTTCAGAAGCTGATGTTTTGGATTTAGTTTGGAGAGAAAAGTGATTGATGACTTTGGTTTGTTCTGGAACGCCTATCCTCGAAAGATAAGTGTTGTCAGCACACGCCAGGCATGGGCAGTTGCCATAACTAAAGTATCCCCGGCGGTTATTTTAGAAGCAGTAAAAAAGTATGCGAGCGATCCAAACCGCGACCCTACTTTCACCTCTGCACCTGCCAAATGGTTAGAGGAAGAAAGGTGGATGGATGACCCTGCCCCACCCCGTAAATTGACCTTAGATGAACTCAAGGAGCGAGATTTGCGGTTCTCTAAGCAAAGAGATGAGGTAGAACGCAAAAGGGCTTTAGAAGCCCACAGAGAGGCTGAGGAAGCCCGTAAGAACGCAGTTCCAATGCCGCCCGAAATCAAACAACAACTACTTGAATTATGGTCCAAGCGAGCGTATCCTGAACCGTAATGCTTACGAAATGGAGTGATGTATGACACTTGTAGCAGTCAGACCCGAAACACTACAAATTGGCGACCCTGTAATTATTGGTGGCGAACGTTGGATTGTTCGTTCCATTGACGGCCCAGATCACAATTTGACATTTGACTTGTATTTGTCTAACGAAAGTGGCGATTGCCATAAAGTAGTTCAAGACCCAATACAAATCATCAATGAGTAAAAGCAAACAAAAAGGAACTTCAGCAGAATCTGCGTTCGTTAAAAACGAGCGTGTATTGAAATCATTTCCTATGGTTGAGCGCAGAGCTTTATCCGGGGTTAATGACATGGGTGATGTTGCAGGCGCTCCTGGACTTGTGTTCGAGATCAAGAACCATAAGTCTTACAAATTCCCCGAATGGCTAAAGGAAACTGAAGTCGAGCGCGTAAACGCTAAAGCTGATTATGGCGTGTTAATCGTCAAACCTAACGGCGTAGGTCTTGGCTCTGTGTCCGATTGGTGGGCAGTAATGACCGTTGGACAAGTCCTAGATTTATTAAGGGATGCAGGTTACGGCGATTCTATTGACAAAGATTACGGTAAGTCATAGATTACGCATTACAGGGGCGAAGAACCCCACAAATAGAAAAGGTGAAGTAAATGCAAACTTGTAACAAATGTGGTTTAGAACCACAAAAGATTGGAACTTATCTTCTTGAAGCATTTGTTTTAGGTATGTGTCGCAATTGCTTTTTAGAAAATACAAAAGGTATGCCTTATGAGTTGTTAGAAGCTCTTAGTAAGGTAGGTGCATAATGATTATAGTTTTAATGGCTCTTGTAATTACATTAGTGGCAGTCGCTGCGGATCAACTTCTTACTTGGTGGTCAAAATGAGCAACGAACATTTATATTGTGTTTGGTGTGGCTCAAAAGGTGGATTTGCTAATCAGTTAATTATTCACCGCACCGGGGTTAATGCAGTTATAGAGTGTGAATGGTGTTCAATGGGCGCTGTTCTGCGTTCATCAAAGCGTGGTCAATTTATAGAGAAAGGTGAAAAAAGTGAGTGAAGTTCGCAGTTGTTCTGATTTAAGAAAACCTACCCAAGAAGAAATTTCCAAATTCGTAAGCGATATGGATTCTTCAATGAATGAATCTTGGCTTTGTGGATGGTGCAATGCAGGTCAAAATGAATGGTTCTTGCCTCAAATGCTTTTTGATCCTGCTAATGAATTTATGGTTACTCCTTGTTGCCATACTGAAGCCGAAGCAGCTTTAGTCCTAGATGGGGAACGCGAATATGCAGACCCACGGGAAGATGAACGCGAGATTTCAAGATTGGTAAACCAATGACCGAAGAAGTGTTAAATAATCCAATTGCCGAAGCCTATTGGCGAGCAAAAATCATCAAGGAAATCGAAGATGAAGCCAAAAAGATGCAGGCAAAAATGGATAACATTGATTTAGCCCCAAGAACAAGTTACTTTATTGACGGAATGTTAAAAGCGGCAAGTGTGGTTAAAACTAGCCATGCCTAATTACGATTTTATTTGCGACCAATGCGAAACTGAACGCGAGGTTTATATTCCAATCAACTTTGAACAAATTGTTTATTGCCAGGCTTGCATATTGCCAATGCGGAAAATGATTCGACCAACACCAAATATACGAGTGAAAGGAATATCAAGAAAATGATTCCTGATATTAAAAAAATGGGGCAGATCAATGCGTTGATGCTGACCTTTCATAATAAGAGCGCCGAGAATATAGCTAGCAATATCCAGGTTAAATTACTCGATGAATACCAAAAAGTTGAGGATGATACACCCGAACAAGCGTATAAGCGGGCTTTGGAGTGGGCTAGAGATATGGCAAAAGCACAAATAAAGGATTCAATTACGCTAAAATAATACTGTCCATAACCAACACCTTTAAGGGGGAAATCATGGATGAGAATGTAAACCGTTGTAATTGTGGCAGTTGGATATACGCAACTAATGCTTGCGAAGTCTGTAAGAAAGGCGAAACGAGAGAGTAGTTCGTTTCCGTAGGAGAGTTCTTGTAATAGCCCTTGTGGTAGGACTCTTTAATATGATTCCAGCGCAAGCACAAGCGCCTAAAATGGGGATCAGTATTCAGATGGCCCCAAAGGTCTTCGCTGAAACTAAAGTCATGCAGCAATGGAATTCCAAAGCTGAGTATCGTTGTTTGGAAAATTTGTGGGAACACGAAAGTCATTGGAATCCAAAAGCGCACAATAAAAGTTCTGGTGCATACGGGATTGCCCAATTTATGCCTGAAACATGGGGAAACTATAAGTTTCCTTTTAAGCCAAAAGAGGCTAGTGTTCAGATTACGGCAGGACTTCGTTATATCTATAAAAGATATTCGACTCCTTGCCGGGCTTGGTCGTTTTGGCAACGCCAGGCTAAGAGAGGTAATGCCTGGTATTAGGGAGTTAAGTGGATAAAAAGGTCGCAGAAGCAGTCCTAGAGCGAGCTAAGGGGCATTGCGAAGTCTGTGGCTTTTCATTAGCAAGCGATTACGCACTTCACCACAGGAAATTAAAATCCCGTGGGGGTAAAGATTCTATTGCTAACTTGATCTGTGTCCACCATGACTGCCATAACCTAGCAAGTTATAGTATCCACCTAAATCCAGCGAAGGCTGAACAAAAAGGTTGGATGGTTGCATCGTGGCAAGACCCCGAAGAAGCACCAATGTTAAGACCCGATGGCAGTAGCGTTCTATTAAAAGATGATGGAAGCGTGTTTGAACTAGGAAAGGGAAAATAATGAACTACATAGTAATAACAGGAAACTTAGGTAATGATCCGGTGTTAAAGTTTTCAAAAGAAAACAAAGCTATTGCAAGTTTCTCACTTGCTGTTGGTCAACGCACAAAAGATAACGGGCAATGGGTAGATGGCAAACCTATGTGGTTGCAGGTTAAGTTCTTTGGCATCCCTGCTGAGAAAACCGTAGATCGCTTTAAGAAAGGCGATACCGTTACCGTATCTGGCAAGTTAGAAGAATCTTTCTACACTACCAAAGACGGCGAAGATAAATCAGGACACGAAATAATTGCTTTTGATATTGTAAAGGTTGAGCGTTACACAAAATTGGAGAGCGCAGATACTAACGCTAATCAGTCTGCACCCTTCTAATGAGCGAGGAACTTTGGTCATCACTCCAAGTAATTGCACACTTAGAAGTTAACCTTAATAACTTACGCCAAATGCAGCACCGAGGCGCGATTAGGTGGGTTAAAAAAGTAGGTAAGGAAGTCTTTTACCTAGCTGATGATGTTCGGGCTTATCGAAAGAAGCGCGATGACCGTAATTCGCAGTAACATTTTCCTATGCAAATCGAAGAAGAAGTTACCGTGTTAGAACTCGATGAAGCATTGGCTCATGTTGCGGCCCAATTAAAAACTGATACCTATGGGGATCGCATGACTTGGAAAAAGAAAGAAATTTTAATGTCGAGCATTGACGATTTATTAGATGCCCGGCTCGATATGTTGAGCAAGAGCGTTGTGCAGTAAAAAAAAATTTGATTGTGTCTAAGCTGCCGGGCCTGATT